GCCTCACAGGCAACGGCCTCTCGGGCTCGGAGGCTTTCGTGTAAGCCTATCAGGAGAACCCCAAGACCGATTTCCACGCACGGGTTGCCGGTATTGCTTCTATCCCAAGATCTCAGGCAAAGACCATCAATCTGGCTTTAATGTACGGAATGGGGCAAAACAAACTCGCTGAAAGTTTGGACGTTACCGTGGACGAAGCCAAGCGCCTGATCGCCCAGTACCATGACAAGGTGCCTTTCGTTAAGGAGCTACAGGATGCCGTCCAGAGAAAGGTATCCGATAAGATGGGCAGCGGCTTTGTCCGTTCCCTCCTCGGACGGAAGTGCAGGTTCAACTTGTGGGAGCCCAACCTGTTCGTCTCTGCCCGAGCTTTGCCGAAGGAAGAGGCTCTTATTGAATATGGGCAAAATATCCGCAGAAGCTACACCTGGAAGTCGCTTAACCGCTTAATTCAGGCCGGGGCGGCAGACATGACCAAGAAGGCCATGGTGCAGGTGTACAACAGCGGGAAGGTCCCTCTCGTCCAGATACATGACGAGCTGGCCGTCTCCGTAAAGGATCTGGGAGAAGCCGAGGAGATTAAGAAGCTTATGGAAGAAGCCGTGGAATTAGAGGTTCCTTCCCCCGTAGACATTGCCCTCGGACCTGACTGGGGCTCCCTGAAAAAGGTTGCAACGTAAAGAGAAATCGCGTATTGTCCCAGATGATTAGGAGGATTTGATGAACCCAGAAAAATGGAAGTCCATCGTTATCAGCATAGCTTCCTACAGGAAGCTGAGAGCCATGGCGAAACGGGAAATGCGAACGCTGTCAGGACAGTTTACCTACATCCTGGAGAAAGCGGTAGAAGAAGATGAACGAGCCTCCAAATCGTAGGCCATCCATCACGGATGAAGTGAGCGGCGAAGGCTTCTCACTCGCCGTGACTGTGGGATTTGACCCGCACTTCGGCAACCCCTGCGAAGTCTTTATGACCAAACGTGGCAAATCTGGAACAGAGCTGGAGGCAACTCTCTATGAGCTGGGCGTTCTCGCAAGCAAGATCATGCAAGAAAATGATCTCTCAGGTCAGAAAATAGACACCCTTAAAAAAGAAGTGAAGTCGCTAAAACAAGCACTCAAAGCTTTGAGCGCCTGATGTATATTTTGGGACTGCTTTTGGATGTTGTCTGGATTCTCCTCACCCACTAACAAATTCTCCATAATCTATGCCGACCCACCATGGACCTTCCGAACATGGAGTCAGGAAGGCAAGGGCCGCTCCGCAGAAAATCATTACGAATGCATGAACCTTGGAGACATACAAAGGCTCCCGGTTCAGGATCTGGCGGCTACGGACTGCGCTCTCTTTTTATGGGCCACCGACCCTATGCTCCCAGAGGCCCTTGATTTAATTGACAAATGGGGCTTTACTTACAAAACCGTGGCCTTTGTGTGGGCCAAACTGAATAAAACGGCAGCAGCTCCGTTTACAGAAAGGGACTTTTTTACGGGCATGGGATACTGGACAAGGGCTAACCCTGAAATGTGTCTTCTTGCCACCAAGGGAAAGCCACAGCGCATGTCGGCCAGTGTCCGAAGACTTGTGGTCTCTCCACGACGTGAGCATTCCCGCAAACCAGACGAGGTGGCGGACAGAATAGTGCAGCTAATGGGAGACCTCCCCCGTATCGAATTGTTCGCCCGGACTGTCAGAGAGGGCTGGTGCCACTGGGGCAACGAACCGGAGAAGTTCGCGAATGGCAGAATCGGAGCTACTGAGCCGACATGAAAAAGGAGCATGGGCAGAGGCTGTGGCAGCAGCGTGGCTCCTCGAAAGAGGATTTTACGTTTGCGTCAATTTTGCAGCCCAAGGGCCCATTGACCTCGTTGCTGTAGATAAGCAGGGACGGTGTTTTCTGTTTGACGTAAAGTACATCTCGCGGACCCAGAAACGCAAAGACATAGGCACCTTCCGAATTCGTAGCGACTACCAGAAAGCTCTCAAGGTACGACTTTTTATTCTTGACCATGAAAAAAATGTTACCATAGAGCCTCCCTTTGAAGAGGTCGAGGATGACTGACCAAGATAACCTGCCCCTAAAAATTAGATTTCAGGTGGGCAAAGTGCAGCGAGAGCTGGCAATCTGGGCCGAGGATATGGAAGAAGCTAAGGACTTCGCCCACTTATCTCTCAGGACCGCTGTGCAAGAGCTGGAGGAGACTGGTGGATCTGCCGAGATATTCGACCTGCACACCAACAAGAGACTCGGAAAAATGGCCGTTCTTTTTGATGCAACAGGGCCCCTTTCTCACGAACAATGGACCTGGATCTCAGAGGAGGAGAAAAAGCACTTGCATTAGACTTTTCGTCCTATATATTTGGATACCTGACCTATCACATGGTCGGCCCTTCAGTTCACCCGGTTCTCCAGTCGGGTGAACACTCCCTCAGCGGGCTGGGGTTCTTTCACCTTTCTTTCCTCACCCGCTGAGGCTTTTTTAAGGTAAGCACCATGACCGTAGTTGATTTCCCCCAACCACCACAGGCCGATCCAATCGCTTGTGCTGAATGCAACTCCGGCAAGTTTTTTGTTTATGAGGATAAACACTTCCGATGCTCCAACTGTGGCTTTCCCTACGACTGGGACAGCTTTTTTGGAACCCCTCCCGGTGGCGAAGAGCAGTTCGAAATTTCTTTCCAACCAGATCAAGAAATTCTTGATGAACTCAACTGACACTGATAAGAAGAGTACTTCTCTCTCCGTAGAGCCCTCCGGTGTTGATCCTCTCTCGCCAGGGGGCTCTGTCGTTTGGGGCCAGTGTTGGAAATGCAGCTCCGTTATGATCCAAGGCGGAGACCATGACTGTGATGAAGATTCAGAAGAACACCTGATAGTCTCCAACTTTACATGTCCAGAATGCGGCTCCTACGCTCTCTTTTATTGGAGTTGACAGTCCAGTCTACATATGGGATAACTCCTTAAAGGAAGAAAGGAGCGACCATGGACAGAGACATGGCTACCACAATTCTCACGATGAGAGCATCCCACCACAGCTGGGATGACATTCACATGCGCTTTTCCCAAAGCTATCCAAGCCCCGCAAGGGTACGGGAAGCCACTAGGGCCTTTGGCAAGGACAAGGGCTGGGACATCAGCTGGGCGTTCCCCCAGTCCAACGGCGGAAAGGGCGCTATTCAAATTCCATCAGACTGGAAAGAGAGGATTAAGCGATGACGACATATGCGACGGAGTTAAAAGAAATGAGGGACGCTAATCGAGACCCCGTCCCTGAACTTCCTACAATAGAGAAGGGAGTGGCTATCCCCCCTAATAGGAGCTTCTTCTCACATAGCCGCCTTCCTGCGCTGATTGCACAGATGGAGGTTGGAGACAGTTTTTACTGTGAGGAAATAGATTCACGTAGTGTGGAGAGTGTGCAAGGAACAGTGAGCTACTGCACAAAGAAACTGAACGCGAATAATACAGGACTCTGTGCTGTGAAGTTCACCACCCGTTCTTACCCTGCAACGTCCAACAAACCAAGGGGCGTTCGGGTGTGGAGAATTAAATAACCAACGAGAGGAAGAACCAATGCAAAAGATTAATTTGTCTTTGAAAAATGTTACCGCGATCCCCGTAACGAAAGCACTACGGGCTGTAAAAGGCGATTATATTCTCGTGGAGGAGGACGGCTCGACTAGCGTAATAGCGCCGCCGGTCTTTCGTGCTATGAGTATCTTACAGGGCCACAGTGACCACTCTGCCCCACGAACGCCAAAGGGCAAGTCCAAGCATCTCTGGCGGCAGGTCTGGCCCAAGATTAAATTGGCCCTAGAGGCAAATGGTGAGTTGACCACCTCGCAACTGGCAACTCTTATAGATGTCCCGTGGGGAGGAACGCCCACTGAAAATCGGAATTATATCGGTAGTATTTGCCGACGTATGAAAAATGAACTCGAAAGCGTGAAAGTGGAGGCCCCTAACGTAAAAGGCGAAGTGAGGGTTCTATCGCTCTGGGCCCTGAAGGATCGGACAACCCAACCCCTTACCAATGGGGGGTTGCATGACTGACTTATACAAGGCAATGATGCCATGCCCTCGGTGTCACGGAAATGGCTATGTCCTTGACAAGAGGTTTCCCGCGCCCCACCGCCCAAGAGGTTTCTGGGTTGGAACCAAATATCCCCCAAATCTGACATCGGTCCCTGGAGAGGTACATATTGACTGCGACCTCTGCGACTCGCAAGGTGAGGTACCCACTACAGCAGACGTTCAAGAACAGGAGGGCCAACAATGAAAACTCCAGAGGGTATCGATAAGGTGTTTTGGCGTTTTGAGTATCGAAACCAAAAGGTGAGGGAGAGCTTGTTCATTCGTTCCAATATAGGGAAAGAGATTCAGCGGATAAAGGAGAACTTAGACGTTGACGTAGTGGGGATAGGTGTTGACCCGGAGGGGGGAACTACCGAGCTTTTTTTATCAGAACAGGAGGGCCAACAATGAAATATATCGAACTCTTCGGGGTCCGCTATCCACACATAGTCATTGAGTGGAAAGATATCATAGGAGCGGGCTCCTTCGGCACTCCGGAGGAGACACGGGAACTCGGGTGCCCGTCTATGGTGACGGAAGGCTACCTTTTTGATGACTTCGAGGAAGATGGCGAGAGGTACATCCGGACGTTTGGGAGCTACCAGACTTCGGAGGAGCCCAGCTTTGCCGACAGAAACTGCTTTCCCTTTCTCGTACTCACCAAGAAAAGCAGACGCGACGTGGAACTGGCGCTCCACTTTATGCAGAATAATGGCTATCGTCTGGAATTTAGCGGTGGGCCCTGATGCAGACGTTTCTCCCCTACTCCTGCTTTGACCTTACGATGGAGTGCCTCGACTACCGCCGACTTGGTAAGCAGCGGGTTGAGGCCTTCCAGATCTTACGTGCTCTGCGCGGCGAGACAGACGGCTGGACCAACCATCCGGCTACAAGGATGTGGAGAGGCCACGAGGACGGCCTTGCCCACTATATGAACTGCGCTATCTTTGAGTGGGTTAAGCGGGGGTACAAGAACAGTATGGCGCTGTCCCAGCTTACCGGCCCATTGACCAAGGTGGAGTTTCCAAAGTGGCTGGGAGATGTGGCCTTCCACAAGGCGCACCAATCCAACCTGCTAAGAAAAGATCCCGAGTTCTACAACTTCGATGTTCCGAATGACCTCCCCTACATCTGGCCTAACTGATGCTCACACGCATCCATGTAAACCAACACGTCATTAAGAAGAACCGCAAGACAGGGCAGAATGAGCCCGTCCTCACGGTTAAAACCTACAAGTCAAACACGTACGCACATAGCGTCACGGTCCATGGTCCTTCCAAGGTGGTCTATCAACCAGACAAGCCTCTGAGCTGCGGGGCTCACGTCTGGATCGAGACCGCTTCGGAAGTCACGACCAATTAGCTCTTTCTTTTAGGTATGGGATTTGCTAGGATGTAAACAGTTAAAAGTTTTAGCTGTTTGACATTGTGCAATCCAAGATACGTCTTTAAGAGGCCGTGGTCCTTTATAAGAGAGGAACAAACTATGGCTACAACAGAAGAGTCTTATATTGCTGGTGGTGAAAATGCCGCCGGGATGATTTCCGATTTTATCGGAAAAACCGTATGCGTCGCTTGGGTCAAGGACCAAGACGCTCTGAGAAATAACTTTGAACCCCAGATCTCGGTTCAAGGTCAGCTTGAAGGAAGCAGCGAAACGGGGAAGTTTAGAGTTCTGCTAGACGACAACACCTACTCTTACTTCTACGATAACTGCGTCTGGATGATCGGGTACGACGGTCAGAAATTAGTGACCGATAAACAACGACCAGTGATCTTTATCAACTAACCATTAACCATGGACCACGGCCTCTTCAAGGCGTACCACAAACCGTACCATATAGAGGTATTTCTATGAATATGTTTTTTTACAACTGGTGAGTCCAGAGACGGTACAGGTGTAGTTTGTGCTACGCTGCTACAACCCTATATAGTATAAAAGGAATTCCGGCTGGAGGTGTACCATAACCCGTAGCACCAAATGTTGCTAAACGTGGTAGAAACAGCTATTTTTAGTTAAAATGTCTCTTAAAACCTAGTAGTCTAACTGAAACTAACTATAACAAGCAAAGCACAAGCCCAATTTGGTGGTACGGTGGTGGGACAGCGTTGTTTTGGAAGGAAAAAGTGATGGCGAGGCCAAAAAAGGGAACGGCTCTAGTGGACAAGCAGCTAACACGAAAACAACAGAAATTCGTGCTTGAATGGGTAAGCAACGATGGTTTACAGACGAAGAGAGAGTCAGCTATTAAGGCGGGTTACCCAGCCACGTCAGCCCATTCTAGGGCGTATGAACTCACACATCCAGAGATATCGCCGCACGTCTGCCGAGCCATTGCTCAGTACAGGGCCGAGCTTGATGAGAAATACGCTGTAGACTACAAGCGAAGCGAGCGCTCGTTGCAGGTCATTCGAGACGCCGCTTTGGAGAGTGGTGCATTTTCGGCTTCTGTACAGGCCGAGATAGCGCGTGGTAAATTAGCTGGGTTGTATACCAGCAAGTCGGAAATCCGTACTGGATCG